AGTACTGCTCATTATTTTGATATAGTAAACCCATCTATTATGCTTTTTCTTGTTGTGTATTCTTAACTTCTTCACCGGCGGCTATTTGATACATTTGAATATCTTTAACAACTAGCCCGGCTAATTCTAATACTTTTATTACAAGCTCAGTTTCTTCTGATGGATGTAATTCAAAGTCTTGTGAGTATGTAGCGTCATATAGCGCTTCACCATATACCATTTGGTATCTCCATTCAACCTTAGCTGGTTTACGTATATAATTACACTTTACAGCGGAAGTTAATTCGGTATTACCATACACGTTAATATTGCCGTTTTTTGATATATATATAGGGCGTATATTTTTAGGCTTAGTTAATGGTGAAGAGTTAATATATAAAAACTCATTTCCATTAATTCGCTCTGCTTCTATATCTTCGTTAAGAGTTTGTCTATATATAGTAGGATTGTTTTCCGGGAAGTTTGCCGGCTGAGTAGGCGAAGGGTAAAGATCCCTTATAGTAGTGTTTGTAAATATAACAGTACCAAGCCTGTACATATCCGTAGGGAGCGGAAAGTAACTATTTGTTTCGTCGTATGTTAGATCCCCCTGAGTTTCGAATATAGCTATTTTTTTATTCAATATATCAAGCATGTCTGAATACTCTGTATCATTACCAGGTGTTCTGCCAAATTGATTTATATCGTAAAAGTATTGCTCAAATAAATCTAATTGAGCTTGATTTGCAAATAAATTAAATTCCTGAGGCGTAACATACCCTCGTTGTTCTTTATTGAGTATGGCTAATACTCTTTGATAAACAGTATCTATACTTACGCTCATATTTTTTTATTTATAGTAATTAGGCCACCCATAAGATGGCCTTACCACTATGAGTAACTATTTAAGTCTTTTTTCAATTGCTTTATAAACTTCAACGCCTTCGTCTGTTTTAAACCATGCTGCTAATGCAGAATATGGGTTTTCATCAAAAGGAACAGTCATAAGCTTTCTATCGCCGTCTCCATATGTAAATGTTCTTTGGTCTTGCGATAATTTTACTATGCCGTTTTCAACAGCTTTAATACCAAAGTTTCTTAATTGCACGTTATCATCATTTGCTAATTCAACAAACAATAATGGATTGCGTTTTGCAAATATTAAACCATCACGTTTTAACTCACTGCTTGATAGCTCGTTTACTTTAGATCCAAATTGAACTCTTAATATAGCTTCTATTTGGTCAATGTCTAACGCTTTAGCTAAGTTGAGTGCAGTTATTTCAGCTTCAATCCAATCTAATTGATTCGCAGCTTGTTGTTGAGGCTTATACTCTTCCCACACCTCATCTTTCATAGGGTGGTACAATGATAACAGCTTTTGTAATACTTGATTTTCTTTTGGAACATTCAATGCTCCATTTCTAAAAACAATACGCCCTAACGTTGCCGGTCCTTTTTGTTCATCTACAAAGGGTGATGGCTGATTAGTTGCATATTTTAATTCTCGTTGATACCCTTTATCAGCATCAAACCAAAGTAATGGTTTTCTTGCGCTGTGTTTAGATGGTACCGTAAATACTAATGGACGCTTGTTATTTCTAAGCGTATATAGTCTATCTTTAACTTCCCAAGATTGCACTGCAACCTCAGTTTCTTTCTTTTTTGCCATGATATAATATAATAAAAATGTTAATAAGAGTAATAACTACCCCCGTCAGTTCAACGAGGGTAATTACTACAAAGGTTTTAGCTTGTCGCTTTCAACAATACGAAGTTGTTAGCAGCTTGAACACACAACGCTCTTTCAGATAAGAAGTGTACGTTCATTTCGTCAGCGTCAGAAGTATAGTTACCTCCTACTGATCCAGTCACCCAAGACTTCATTCTACGGTCATCAGCTTCAGAAGCTCTGTAGCGGATGTGTAAGAATGGTCGAGAGATGTTCTTTCCGAGTTGCTGATCGTAAACTGTAGAAGTTCCAGCAGGAACTAGTACACCTTCAACATCTGCAACTAATCCACGAGTTGTAGAATCGTTTAGATATTTCCAGTCAGTTTTGTAGAAATCGTAAGAACCTCTTCGGAATCCTGAGAAACCTAGGTTAAGTGCCATATCTTCTGAATTGTCAAATACACCGTAAGATGTACCTCCAGCTCCATAAGAATTTTGAGCAGCCAACATATTGTCAATAGCTAGTGAAGTACCACGATCTAAGAAAAGCATGTTTTCTTCGATTGATCCTTGCTTGTCTAGCTCAGCCAAAATAGTGTCAAAGTCAGCAAGACCTGCGCCTGCATCAGCTCCGAAGTCAGCATCAGTATAAACTAATCCTCTATCTTCAAGAGCAGCAAATAGACCCTCAGATCCAGTTACGTTTGCACCACCGCCAAATCCAGCAGCAGCAGTAATATCACGTACATTACCATTAGCATCTGTTGATTTTTCTGCTTCAACCATAGCCATTTCAAGTTGATCTTCGAAACGGATACGAGCTTCGTGCTCAGACTTTAAGTACCAAAGGTAACCAGAAGTTCCAGCTTCAGTAGTTACTTCTACCCAACCAATTTGAGCAACATCAGAACCGTTTACATTATACTTGTCACGCAAGATAATTGGTTTGTTGTTGAAAGTTGTGAAAGAAGCATCAACTGAATTACCAGCTTGTGATGTTCCTTTAGCGTACTCAGAACCGTAAACAAATACTTTTACGTCGCCTCCAGTGATAGTTAATCCTGATGCGTCGCCATAAGTATCTACAGTTACAGCCTGTCCCACTACGTCTTGTACATATGCTTTTTGCGTTGTAAAGCCTTTAGATACAACAAGTGTCATTCCTTTTCCGATCAAGTGACCTGCGGGGAATGTCAAAGTTGTAGCATCTGTTACAGCAACATCGTCATAAGCAATGTGTAAACGTCCTTGCTCTGACCAAGTAATTACGTCAGAAGCCATAGGCATTTCAGCGCCTACCATACGTAAAAATCCAGAAATAGTACGATTTCCATATCGCTCTACTTCTTTCTCATATACCTCAGGCAAAAATTGTTGCGTGAAGTCTAAGTCCGCGACAGAAAGGTAGTTATCTCCAAACAATCCCTTAATAGGTCGTGGTGTTAAATGTGCGAGCCCCGTTGGGCTCCCGGTAAAAGATCCAGCCATTTTATAAATTTTTAATGGTTATTATTTTCGTTTTTTAACTTTAAAACTACTCGTGCTTACTGCATCGCTTTCAACCGCGCGTATTGTCCAACCATTTTGTGTTGTTACTTTTTCGTGTCCCCGTCTAGGGTCCATATCAACATTTTTGGTTCGAGCCATGCTATCTTTCACTGCATCGGCTTTGCCTTGCTCGTAAAAGTGGTTTGCAATTGCATCAGCATTCATAGCCGTGAATAAAGACTTATGATAACCCTTAGCGTCTGACATTTCATTTTTATCGTTCAAGAACTTCTTGACAAAATTATTAATGTCGCTTTGAGTTTTCTTTACATCTCCAGTATTTTTAATTTTAAACCTATACTTCTTGTCCCCAACAGAATAATCAAAACCTTTGAAATTCTCATTAAAAACGTTTTCGGTTTCAGTTAAAAATATTTTCTTTTGCGATTCAGCCATTTTAGCGACCTCCTCATTTTCTTTATTATAGCGGTTGAAAAATTCAACTGCCTTTTGCTGGTCCTGTGTTAAATTAGATCCAGCTTTAATATTTTCGTAATATTTGCTTTTTAAGCTTTCAAGATGTTTTTTAGCTTTAGCAGCTTCTTCTTTAAAGGCTATTTTAGCTTTTCTAATATCCCTTGGTTCATCTAACTCTTCATCATATGAAAAGTCTTCCATAAGAATATCAATATCTTCTTTGTCTAAATGCGGCTTGGTTGTTTCGTAAAACTCACGAATTAACTGCGCTTCGTTTAATTTAGAATAATCAGTATTTAGTTTTACATAATCATCCAGGCTTCCGCCTGTGTCATTCATAAAGTCAACAACTTTTTGAATATTTTCTGGCAAATCAATACCAGCGTCAGCTTCTACTACAGCCTGTTCGACTTGCTCAGTAAGCTCTTCTACTGTAGCAATGGGCTCTTCCACTACCGCATCATCGACTATTTCTTCTAGCGGTGCTTCTTCGGCTTCCCGTACTTCTTCAACCACTCCTCGGCTGTCTGACGTGTTTTCGGATTCTCCGACAATAGCATCGCCGTCATCTGCGCTTTGCTCTTGAACGGCATCTTCTTGTGGGTTATTAAGTTTACCTAAATCTAATTTTATTGTACCATCTTCAGCGACTGATGCGCCAGTGTCTGGTTTTTCTTCAACTACCTCTGTTTCATTAGTAGTTTGTTCTTGTGTATCTTCTTGTACTTCAAGAACCTCTTCTTGGTTTTCTGACATGATAAAATATTATATAATTGTACATTACTATTATTACTTAGGTTCAAAGGTTCCTAAGTCAAACCCTCCGCCAATTATATCGTTTCCGCCGGATTCGAAGTTTTTTGGTGGTGTATTGTTTTTCCTTTGCTCAATTAATTCGCTTTGTTGTGTAGCTTCCATTTTTGAGCGATCGTCTTTGCGATCTTCTTTTTTACTTTCGCGTTGCTTATAAAGTTCAGTTTCCATACCTTTAAGCTGCATGTTGTAATCAAACTCTTGCGCCATTAAAGCTTTCTTTGCTTCAACTTCTGCTTGCAACTTTTGTAGATCCAGTTCCCCTTCTAATTGTTTTAGTTGCGCTTTTTGTTGCGTTATAGCCGCTTGCTTTTGTACTTCGGCTTGTGCTGCCACTTGTTGGGATTGAGCATTTGCCTGTGCCTGTGCTTGCATGTTTTGCTGCTGAATGGCTTGATCTCTCTCTTGTTTTTTCTTGCGCTTAATTTTTAATAGCTGATTAGCTAATTTTAAATTTTGTACTTGACGTATATCTATAGCGTCATCTAAGTCTATTAAACCTGCTGACAATGCTGTTTGTATGTTGTTTTCAAGCATTTGTTTTTCTTCTTCGTCTGGCATAAGTGTTAAGAATATACCAAAATCATACAAGTGTAAATTATTCATTTCAGACAAGGTAGCCACATTATGTGCTCCTATCTTTTGTATAAAAGCTTCTCTAGCTGGAGAATACTCTATAATATCAGACACTCTTAACGATAAACATTCAGCTAAATGAGCTGTTATATTTAAGCCACCCTCTAGTATATGCCTTGTAGCTGTGTTACTATTTGCTGCGGCTATTTTTTGTATACCCACTAAAGCCTTGCTGTCGGGCATACTGCCATCTCTTGCTTCGTTTAATCCGGTCACATCGCGGATCATTTGCAAATAATAGTTGTAGGTATTTATTAAAGCCCCCAGCTTATTACCGCCGCTGCCGCTTGTAATTTCTTGAATAGGTATTTTACCTGGGTTCATATCCCCATCTTGCGTAAATGATCTACCAATTACAGAACCTGTTTGGAAAAACATATTTAATGCTTCCTGCGGGTTATAATTTGTACCATTACCTAAATCAATTTCAGCCAAACCGTCTGCATCTAAATAAACGCCATCTGGCACCATTCGTGATAGCAATTGCTGCAATTTTAAATGTGTTAACTGAATCATGTCGGCAAAGCCGGTAATACGAGCAACTAATGATTCAATTTTACCTTTGTATATTCTAGGCGCATTAATGCTATAATTCAATAACACTTTTGAGCTATCGCTTTTTGGGCGCATCATATTTTTGGCAAGCTCCCATTGTAATAAATAATCAGTGCCTAATATTAAAACACCCTCGTATAATACCTCAATAGATCTTGACAGTTTGCCATACTGTTGCTCTAGTACTTCAACTGGTGGATCAAATGTATCGTCCCTTAATAAAATTTTAGACGCTCCCGTAGCGGTCTCTTTAATTTTATATACTTCGTTCATGTATGTTTTGTAATTAAAATACAATACTTGAACTGTATTAGAATCCGTTTCATTATAATTAGAAAGTGTTCTATCGTAAAACCCGTTATTTTGATAACCTTGTTCGGATATTCTTTTTAAGTCTTCATCTGTTAAATCGGGAAACTGTTTCTTAATCTCGTTAATAGGTACGTTTCTAACCTCACCACAATAATATATATCATCAAAATAAGGTGAATCCGTATATGACCAGACTAAATTAGCAGGATCAACATAATCAATTACAACACCTTCTGACTTACTAAATCTATTTTTAACAGCGCCAATACCTATAGTGGTTAAATCATATATTACTCGCTTTTTTGTTAAATCATAATTATTGCCATTTAGTAATACATTTATGGCTTGCTCTTCCGCAATCTCTACCGCTTGCTTATAAGTTAGCTGCATATGCACGTCTAACTCTTCTTGTGTTTCTGGTAAAGTTTCAGGTTGGTTTTCGTATAAATTAACACCAAAGTTTTCTTTAGCAAACTCATTTAATTCTTTTGTTTGAATATCTCTGATTATGCTAGCTAAATATTCTGTACGTTTTGCAACGCCATATGGATCTTGCGAATATGCTTTTATATCAAAAGCTCTTTCTGAAATACCATTTACAACAATATCAACAAACTTAGGTATAATTGGTACAGGTTTCCAATCTATATTTAAATATGATAAATCACCGTTAATAGATAATTCATCTTTATATTTTTGTATTGATTGTTCTCCTCTAGAATATAATCTTAATTGATGAAATGTATTTTGATTACTTTTATATCTATTAGTACCAGAATCTGATTTGAACCATTCGTCTTGAATTGCCCTACCGACTCTTAAGCCATATTCAGGCGACATTTTTTCTTGGTCGCTAGCAACTTGGCTTGGAAAAAAACTATTTATAACTGACTCAGCCATACTTTATTTTATTATTTCCGATATTCCACCGGTGTTTTTGTATCTTGCAATACTTAAATTTAACTTTGGTTTCTCAACTCTTGGGTTAGGCCTATATAAGTGCCGATTGCATGCCATTATCGCTAACCCTGAACTAATAGCCGCATCAAATTTTGTTCTTTTGTTTATATCGAACTTAGCCCAATCGTTTAAAGTGCGGTTAAAGTACATTGTTCCGTACTCACCGTCTTCTTTAACACCAACGTGGCTTTGTATATATGTTTCGATAGCAGCGGCGTGCGCTTGCTTAATATCTTCAGAGGAGTTAGGTATACCGCCTATTTCTTTTTCTGCGACCGAAAGCTTGTTATATAACTTGTCTGGTCTATTCATAGAGTAACCCCTATAGCCTCTTCGCTTTAAGTAATAAAGCAATCGAGGTTTGTTATTTTCACAAAGCAATGGCATTCCGTAAAACACTAAAGCCATAAGCACATCTTCAAAAAACATTTCAGCTGTTTGAGGCCTGGCCACATATTCTAAAAAAAATGTGTTTGGCGGAGCATCTTCCATGCTAAAAGTCGTTAGCCCATGCAAGGATCCTTTAGAACCTTGTCCGTCTGTAGTCCCCGATATATCGTAGCTATCACACCCAAAAGCACCTATGTGCTCATTACTTGGGTGCTTTATACCATTTTTAATTACCTGTTTATTTTGTAATGCAACCTTAGGAACCCAAGAAACTTTAAATCTACCATGGGGGTTTGGGCTAAACATTACTTTAGAATCTTTAACGCCATGCTCCCAATTAAAGCTACCTGTTGTTATAACGCCTGAGCTTTTTAAATCTTCGTTATAATCTATTTGTTCGTATATTTTCACTAAGTTAAATATACTATTTTTAGTTTCATCACGAAACGCATGCTCCTCAGTACGCGGGAACTGCCTATAAAACTCATTTAAAGCATCCTGGTCGCCTTTTAATCCTTCAACCTCATTATCCCAGTGTTCAATGACCCCGACTTCGATAACGTCTCCGTGTGGGCCAATGCAATCTGCTGATGGGGTTTCGAATACAGGCATTCCATAAGAATCAATGAATCCCTCGTAATTCCATTCCATAGGTATGAACAAAGAATATAATCCTGACTTAGTTTGTCCATTGCGGTTTCTTTTTGTAACGTCTGAGTCATTGTAAAGCTTTTTAAAGTTTTCCCCGCCTTTGTCTA